GCTTTGCTGGGTCGAGTGACCGGTGTTCGATGGAGCCCTTCCAGCCATTAGCGCCTCCCTCTTCCGTACTTCATGCGGCGGGACCTGCTTTTCCCCTTGCCGCGACCTTTTCTCCCTGCCACAAAATATTTCTCCAGTAATTCAGGGGCGGATATTTTTCTTTGTGAGCAGCAGTGCCTCCGCCCCTATTAGGCCCCGCCGTTCACTTACTTGCGGCCTTTCTTGTGGCGGCCTCTCCGACGTGCCATATCAGAACCTCCTTTCTAAAAATCCGCAGCTCAGTAGCTTAGCGGCCTCTCAGAGCGTGATCTTTCCCGCTGGCAGACACAATAAGCGGGAGTTCAAAGCCTGTCAACTCTTGACTTGTCAGTTAGATGGCGTCCAACTATTGGACACGGTTAGGCGTGGGCGGGTTGAGGTTGGTTATGCCAACGTGCGTTAATTGCTTTAATTGCACTAGCTTGGCGTTGTTCTGGTGTCTGCCTAGCGACACGAGTCAATCCCCCTATTTTTCCGGTAGCTTGAAACAGTGGAGATTTTTTTTGTTCTTTAGAATCATACGAAGGGGTGGGGGGCGCAAATGGCTCCCTTGCAGTGGCGTATGGGTGGCGGAGGAAGTATATCTTAACAGCCGATCTTATCCGCTGCTGAGGGATGGTTTCTTGAGATACCTCGCCAAGTCCGTCTTCAATTAGAGCTTCTAGCAGTATGAACACAACCGGATCGCGCCACGCTGGACGCCTCCCGCTACCATCCATAGTCCCTGGACTGACGTACATCTTACTCCCCTCTCTAGCGGCTCAGAGTGGATTCCCCTGGCGCTGTGACCGCGTTTGCCGGGCGCTGCCTTTTGTGGCCGGGCCAATACCTTCCTTGCGCTCGGCCATCAGTTCTTTCTCGACTAAGTTAACGTCATCCGGTATCTCGGCCAGACGCCACAGACCCTTGCGGCTGAGGTCTCCCTGGCGGCGTAACAGAACCGCTTCCGACTTCTTTTGGAATTTCGACGCCCCGTGCATCGATCCAGGAGCGATGTGAACCGCGAACTTCTTCCAGTGATCTTCTTGCGGATGAGGGAGTACCATCTTGCCGATCGGCGGCTGGTAATCCTGCCATGTCTGCCCATCCGGCCCAAGGACCATCAAGCGCCTGGAGAGATCGGCGAATTGGAATACATGGCTGACAGCCTGAATAGCCGCTCTCTTCAGCCCAGCCTCAACATAGCGGCCTTCAAGCTGGAAAGGGCTCGACATTGTATCCCGCATATTCTCGACCGCTTCACCAGACGGAGCCTGCTTCTTGCGGGCTAATCCCATGATGTCTATCGACCCGCTACGCCGCTTGACGGTCTCTACCAGATAGCGCAAGAACGACTCGACATACGACGGCAACTGCGGTGGGTCCATACGGCGGATATCCGTGGCCGGATTGCCATTCATGTTCATCAACAGCTTCTGGCTTGGCTTGCCGGGTTGGAATCTTTCCCAGGAGACCGGATCTATAGCTCCACGTTTTCCAATGTAAGTCCCGTTGATTGCCTGGATAATCAGCTCGTCTACGCCAGCGCCGATACGATTGATTACTTTCACCAGCGGAATAATATCCCGATACTTTGATATCCCTCCCGGACCCCAGACGCACGGGTTTAGCTGCAACATGATGTACGGGTATAGCCCGTGCCACCATGGCGAAGGGCCATCGTACATCACGCGGTCTCCTCCAAATACAACTAGCCTCTTACGTGGGAAGATACGCGCCCCTGGAGGAACGATGTAGTGGTAGTTGTGATCCTTGATGTCCAGATCCGGGTGCTTGATGAGGACCGGGTGGCCGTTATCGTTGAAGGTCCAGTCATCGGAATAAATTTCACACAGATCCAGGATGTGAAATGGGCTGTAGGCCATGGAGTCCTGGATGGCAGGACGGGCAAACGTCATGGACTTAAGCCGCCGCATGGGCGGTGCCATGGCATTCCAGGTGTATTCCGGGATATTCCCTGGACGTTGGTACTTTTCCGTCCCCTGCGAGGTGCTGACCCGTAGTCCGTAACGCTCCAGGCCGTCCGCCTTCTCTCTGCCGAACTTTGCGATGAAGTATTCCAAGCTCTGAAATGTCCGATAAACCACCGCACGAGCGGTTTGCAGATCCTGTCCCTGCATCATGACCGGCAAGACTTCATCGAGGCCGTGGGAGGTGATGTCGATGATCCCAGGCTCATAGGCCGACATCTTCCAAAACCCGGTTCCGAATAGTGAATGGTCGATCCACTCGACAAGCTTCAGGTCAAGATCGTTATTTACCCAGACATGCTTAATGTAGTTATTGACGATTGTCCCGTGATCTTTATAGGCTTCGATCGGACTGTATACGTCCATCGCGGGCCGGGTGCTAGTCAGAGAAGAGAGAGTTTCACGGCGGACATCCGCGAGATAATTGTCGAAAAATGAACTGCGGTAATCCGGCCTATCACGTGCCCACCACTGAGAATCCAGGTACGCGATGTACTTCTGTATCTCCGTTTGAACTTCCCGGTACGACTGCATTTCATACGAAGCCTGTTCGATCAGCGCATCGCGCCAATGGATCATCTTCCGGGTGTAATCGTCCGGGTAGTCGAGAGTGCCAGACTTGCGCTCAAAAGCCGGTCTGGGCTGTGTGGCCATTGGCTATGATGATAGCGCAGTTACTGGACGGCGGCGGAGGGAGGCTTCATCGTAGCGAGGTAACGGCCAAAACGCTTAGAGCTAACCTCGCACGCTTGCGCGTATTCTTTTTGCTGCTGATCCGTAATGGCTAGATCGCCGTTTTCTCTTCGCGGAAGATGCTGATGATAGAACTTTATTCCTCCCTCCATGGCGTTACGGACGCCTGGTTGGTGAACATAAGTTTTGTAATCTTTGGTGCTCGGCTCAATTTCTACCACTGACTGATAGTCAGCATCCGGAGCGGCATTGGCCGACTGCCTGACTAGTTCGAACATATCTTCCGGATGAAGCGAGCCGCAGTAGCTACACACACGGTTTCCATTTGACTTAAACTTCTGCCATCTATCCTGAAATTTTTCTCGGTCTTGGTGAACTGGGATTCCGCCAGCGTAGTGATCGAACCTTCTACCGCATGTCATCGGCTCATCCACTTCATCAACTAACGTATGGAACTCCGGCACTTCCGTAATTACTCCGTCACACCCAGGAGTTTGGCAGGGATTGCCTAGCACGTCCCCTGTGCGGCTTGTCAGGCACTTCTTGCATTCCAGATACATAGTTAGATCCATTGACCGGGCATCCCTCGTGTCGATGCGCCCTTACCGTCCGATGATACTTCTACGTTACGGGGTATCTCCGAGGGGTTCAGAAGTTTCTCATTTTTACAGTGCTCCCGCTGCTCTTCGAACGTTGTAATCAGCCGAGGCTTTGGTTTACCGTCTATCGTATTCCGCTCCCAGACCCAGTGCGAATCGGAAAACGCCGCAGCCCCAGGGATACTCCGATCTCCGTACTTGGTAGCCGATATCACTCCCATCAGCGGAGAATTGAACCCACTCACTACCCGGCGCATCGGCTGAGAGCATTCGCAGATTGGGGTCTCTTCGGTGTAGTGATGGAAGTAGTTCTCTTCTACGATGCCGTAGCGAGGGCACTGGTCGTGGACGCACAGATGTTCAAAGATAGGAATTTACTTATCTCCCTGTACTTTTTCGGCCAACTGATTCATCACCCTGTCCATAGCCTCATCTTCCCTGGGCGTCCACCCCAGGTAATACCCGTAGTCGGTAAACCAGAGACTATCCCCTTCCGGGCTGGTGATCTTGAACGGCGGATGCCCACGCCCAATCCTTGGACGTGTCTTTCGTATGGGGATGGACACAATACCTACGTTGCTGGAGCGGGAGGAACGATCGCGGCCAGCGTAGCGTTATTGGCGTCGAGGCTAGCCAAAGCTGCCTCCATGGCCGTAGTGTCCACGCCATTGGCCTTTAGGGCAGCCACTTCCGCGTTCAGCGTGGCGATCTGCGAAGCCTGCGAGGTGACTAGTCCGGATACTTTGGCGATTGCCGCCGCATCTGCCACTACATCGGCCTCAAGTCTGGTAACGTCGTCTTGAAAACTTGCCATTGTTTGATTCTCCTTG